CCCACACATAATTCAGCCATAGATTTGTCAGCAGAAGGAATTGAAGAAGAGCCGATAGGTTTGGCCACTATAACAGTGTCGCCAACTTCCAAGCCAGATTCGTAAGTAGCTCCCAAAAGAGTGGCGGGTGTCGGTGTGCCAGCTTGAACGTTGTAATTGTTGAAACTGACCGATGTCGACCCCACCTCTGGGGAGTAAGGATAAAATCTGGGCTGGGTAGGTCCGGCAAACTCAAAATCTTCTTCGCACTTGAACTTTACAGCTACGCTGATGTTTTCAGGTACGTTGGCCGAATTAACGACCAGCTGATTCAAAACAAAAACATGAACATAACCATAGGGTTTCTCAACATTAATGTACGGAGTAAACGCAGTAAAAGGAAAAGTGAAGCTGAAAGTCGAACCCTTTCTTATATCAACAATATCCTTGTGACAATTTATTGCGTCGGCAATGGTGTTAACACGGGATGCAGGCAGGGTACGACCCAAATCGTCTGCAACAATTGGCTCAAAAACAACCATAAGCCGACCAGAGTGAAAAATGGTCTTGGCTAAGTCAATCGTCATCGTCAGCGACCCACGGTACATGTGAAACATATTGGCGATGTAAAACATCGGGTGGGACACGTTCGCCCCAGTGACGCCACTGGGTGAACTCATTGCCCAAGGGGAGAGTGGGATTTGCAAAATGCGCGTCCCGGATGGAGTGGTAATACCGTAATTGAAACGATACATCGCTGACGAAATTCCCAAAAGAAATGGGAAAGACATCTCATCTTCCTCTGTGAGACCGATTTGTTCTGTAGCTCGCACGCCCGTCGTGGCAGTAATCGCAAGTTGTTCGGCATAATCGGTACCATCAACATGGTTGTACTTTGCATTAAGTCGGTTTAATCTCATTTCTGGCGACTTAGTATTCAACGGTCTGGACCACCCAAAAGCAGACAAAACATTGCCTGCTGCAGCAGTAGCCCATGCCATTGGTGATATATACGAACCAATCAGAGGAGTTCCACCAAAGGCAGTGAGTGCAGTGCCCAAACGCTTCACTTTCGTGGAGAGTGGGACATTGGCTTCTTCTGCCTGAAGGCCTGACTCGTAAGAAATCG